CGTTTATACCCTTGATACCCAGGAAGAGTATCAACGAGCCATAGTCGTCCATCTCTCATCTGATAGACACTGTCAGAGCGGTCAGGCCTTATGAGCCCGTGCTGCTTAGGTGTCCGCCGCAAAAACCGTGAGGCTTTTGTGACTTCAAGTTCCTGGTCGTTAGACTCGGAGTCCTTGACGTAGATAGAATAGGATGGAAACACGTAGTCAGCCCCAAGCTTATAGAAGGCTTTGCGGGACTTAAACGTGTAGGTCTCGAAGGTATAACCACCCCAGCCATTTTCTCTTCCTTTAGGAGTACGAAGCCAGTCACCTAGGAGGTGACCGTCACCATATCCATCCGGACCCCAAATCCGAAGACTTTCGTCCACGAACTCGAGAAGTAGAGCGGCGGGTTCAGGCTGTCCCGTGCGAATATAATAGTTATGAAGCACGAAACATGTTTGACCTGACAAAGAGCCCTTGATATAACAGGGCCGTATATCGACTCCCGATAAGTAGTCTTTTCCGCAACTTTCACGGAAAGGGCCAGAGGCAAAACTCTTCTTACTATTCAAAAGGAACCCACAACAGGTAAGAACTTTCGATAGCAAAGGCACGGCATAGCACGGAACGACGATGTCGTCGCCATATGCGTTCACCTTCTTATGGTCGCGCGGATCGCAGCAGGCGTAAGCCAAGCTGTAAAAGATCAGCGTCTCCAACGGAAAGGTGAACCCGTTCCCCATGGAAGAGAATTTCTCAAGTCTGATTACGCCGTCAGGTGACGTGGACACTCCAGTCCGGAAGGACCGAAGGAAGTCCCACCAGTCTAGTGGTAGCAAGCTTTCCACTAGACCAGAAGCGATTGTATCAGAGGCACTACTGAGGTCGAGGGTTGCTAAATCCCCCGTAAGTGAACCTTCCCGGGCCAGTCGCTGGTTAAGCGACTGGTCGGTAATGTCCACGCCCTCCTTCTGCAGACACGCAGCGATATGACTACCGATCCCTAACTGAACCATTGAGTTCAGCATGGGTTCGACGGCTATCGTTCTATCGGTCTTTGCAGACTTCGGTACGAAATCAATCCTGCCACGATCTATTGTGACGGGGACTGACGTGCTTTCTCTGGCGGGGTCATACCCAGACCAGTTAGGCATCTCAGCAAGCACTTCCGGGGGGAAGCGCACTGCCTCTTCGCTACTAGCGAACACCTGCGCAAGCTTACGCCTGACAGATGCATCTTTCTTTTTGACCTGTGTGGTCGCCCCCGGGCCAAAGCGTAGTCTTAG